AACTTCCGGCCAAGACCATCTGACCTATGTTCATTGCACCGCCGGCAGCCATACCGCCAAGACCAGCTAGTGTGCCGCCAGTGTTACCTGCGCCAGGAAATGTTTGTAGTGCGCCTTTAAAAGTCATAAGTGCTTGAGTAACTGAAGGTAGAGTTTCAGCAAGAGAACTAAACCCATCATTTACAGCAGCTGTAGTTCTAAGACCTACGTTGTACCCACCTACTAAACCAGCTTCTGTAGACTGTAGCTTTCTAGCTTCGCTAGTGTTGTACCTAAATTGTGATCTAATAGGGCTGTCTTTTCCAACTCCCATTAAATCTAATGCTTTGTTTGAATCGCTTAAGTCGCCCTTAACTAAGCCGCCACCCTTTGATGCACGAGCAACAATGCCAGACTGTAGTACCGCTAATAGATTAGGGTCTCCACCAGCAACCGCAGCAAGAGATTGGTAACCCTTGCTATTTGGGTTATATACCATCTGCGCTTGAGCGGCAGTTACTTTTCTTCCACCGTATAAAAAGCGGTAGGTTTCATTAATAATTTGATTTACGGGTCTTTGATTTCCTTGAGCATCACGAGTTCTTACGCCCATGCGTAGGAAGTTCATGCCGTTCATACCAGCAATAGCGCCAGCTACTTGTTCGTTTGACCCACCGCTTATTGCACTAAGACCGCCAATTTGGCCCATAACGTTTCTAGAGCTTAGGGTGTTAGCTAGGTAACCACCTTGATATGCAAGAGCCGTAGCAGCCATGGTAGGGCCCATAGCGCTTGTAGCACCATTGCCTACTTGCCTGTTTGCAAGTCCAAGAGCTTGACGTGTGGACATTCCGCTTCGGCCCGCGTAAGTATCCAAAGCCATTCTTTGTGAAACAGCTGCCATAGTATTTGGGGCCATTGAGTACATCAGGCCACCAACAGCAGCTGTTCCTAAAGCAATGCCGCCAGCAATTTTTTCGTTACGAGTAAAGCTTCCTAGGCCTAACTTATTTTGTCCAGTGTATTTGTTACCGGTAGCCTCAGCCATAGCCTTGGCGGCTTTTTCATAATTTTTGGCAAACTTATCAGACAGGTCAACTAACGTCTTCATATCTTTGATAAAGCCTTTACCAGCTTTATCTAGCTTACTTGTGGTGCCTGCCGCCTTTTTTTCGTCGTCAGGGGTCACCATGTTTTGACCTGCCATAATTTACTTCACCGCCTTAGGTTTCATTGCAGCTTTACTTAACCAAACCATTCTCTCTCTAAAAGAAAGGGAACGTATATCGGATAACGTCCAGCCTGGATAATGCTGAGCTATAAGATCGTAGCTATCTACTAATACGTCGTAACTTGTCTCATTCTCGAAACAAATCCGCTAGCGTTAGCGGTAGCGGGACCTCCTGCTCGCAAGATGAACATAGTTTTTTAACTTCGCTTAATTGTGGGCCTGGGTTGCGGTCTGTTATTGCTGAAAGTAATGCTCGTCGATCTTTGATGCTTAGATCACGGATCTGTTGGACGTTTACTACTGGCATGCCGTTAATAGAAGCTATGCAGCCTTTAAGCAAGATAGTATCTAGCTCAGCTGAGTTCTTATTAGAGGCGTTTACTAAAGCCTTTTGAGTGGTTCCTGTAGGAAGGTTTAGAACTACTTTTCCCACCTTGCAGGTAACTGTAAACTCTCGGTCTTCGTCCTTTAACTTTTTGATTTCAACATCTTTTTCAAGGTCAATTTCAAAAGTTTTTTCTTCACCGCAGTTAGGGCACATTGGGCCAACTTTTACATCTGGACCAAACGTAGCAATTCGGATAGCTAACAAGATCATTTCTCGATCTCCTGCAAGAAGAGAATCTAGTGTGTCCTTGTCAGCTGGCTTATCGCCAACCTTTACTGTGGCTCTTTCTAGAATAGACAAGAGTCCCTTCCCAGCATCTGCGATTCTGGCAAGTTGTTCTTCGTCTGCTCCCGTTAATTCTCTAATCTCTACCGAGGTAGTTAGGCCCTCAAAAGGATCTAACAATCCACCTGGTAGTTCTACCTGAGTATCAGGAGGTGATGGGATCTCTGTTTTTGACGCAGCTACCACCACCTCCTGCTCAGATAAAGCCTGGTTTACAAGCTTATTAGCAAGGGCTGGATCGGCTGATGCACTGATAGTTTCTGTAGACATATAGTTTTCCTATTCCTTTAATTAAGAACCAAAGGTTCCGTTTGCGTTGAACTTCTTAGCTGAGCCGCCTTCGGTGTAGTTTGACCCAAAAGTAACGTCAAACCCTTCATGAACTAGAGTCATTTCTTCAACCATAAGAGTTGAAGATCCTGCGTCTAGGTTGCTGTACCCGAGAGAGGTAATCCATGCATTGTGTACACGGAAACGCATAGATGCGTGTTGATCATACGCAGTTGCTGCAGCGGTTGTTGATGCTGATCCAGCAAATGCTGCTGGGTTTGGGTGGCTCAATACTGCGATATCAATATCGCAACGGAAGTTAGCGCCAATGCCACTTGTAGCATTTGGTGTTAGTACTGAGAACAGGCGGCGCATCCACTTAGCGTGAGCATCATTTCCCAACATTACGCCCTTTGAAAGGCTGATTGGGCTGAATGAACTCTGACCAGGAATCTGGTGCACGTTTGTGTTGTAGCCACCTTCGCGGTACGCGATTGACTCTGTTGTAACGCTTAGGCCGGAGAGTGAAACAAACCCCATTTTTCCAAATGAAGTTCCCCACTTACCGTCAGCGCTCTCTGGCAGAAACTCAACCACGAACTTAAAATTACGTACTGGATCTGTTGCCAGAGTACTTAATGGGTTAGTGTAAGACATTTCTTTTTATCTCCTTACGCCGTAGCGTTTCCTGTTAGCTGTCCAAGTTTGATGACAATAAACTCTGCTGGATACTCTAGAGCTACGCCAACTTCAATGTTGACGCGACCTGAAGTAAGATCAGAAGCACTGTTTGTTGATGCATCGCATCGTACATAGAAAGCCTTGTCCGGGCTTGATCCACGAAGTCCACCCTGTTGCCAGTATGAACGTAGGAAAGAGCCAAGAGTTACACGAAGCTGAGACCATAGACGTTCGTCGTTGTTCTCAAAAATCGCAAATGAGCTTCTATCTGTCATTTCTTTCTTGATGTATGTTAGGGAGCGACGTACGTTAATGTAACGGTCTCCCGGGGTGTTGTTCATTGTACGTCCGCCCATTACAACAATTCCGGCACCAGGTACTTGACGGATTACGTTAACTGGACGTTGTGAGACGTTCAAGGAATCTAGTTGAGCATTAGTTAGCTGACGTTCTGCAGATACTGCAAGAGCTACGCGGTTTGTATAACCGGCAGGAGTCTTGAATACGCCACGAGAAGCATCAGTAGCTAAGTACTGTCCTACCATTGCAGCACCAGGTGCTTGATTACGAGTTGCGGCAGCTGACGCACGAAGTGTGTCTGGGATGGTTACCCATGGGTAGTAGACGGCAGCGCAGCCGCCATCAGATGCAGCAATAAATGCTGCGGTCACATCGTTTGCATATGTTTGAGCCTCAGTTGGTGTAAGACCTGCTGGGGTATCAACAACTGCAAATGCGTCTCCGCGGCCTTCGCAATAAGCTACAAGGTCTGCCTGAACGTTAATAGAGAGAGTTCTCTCAGTAGTAGTTCCTGCAGTTGTGTAGATGTAGGCAGCGTTTGGTACGTTAAATACCATAGGGTTATCAATTGGATCAAAAGACTCAAGAGCTGAAGCGTACTCAGTTCTTGTTGGTGCAGAGCCATTAAGGCCTGATGAAAGAGACTTTACTCCGTCAACCTTAGGCATATCATCTGGAGATACAGAAGCTGAGTTTAGATCAGATACTGTAATAACAGCAGACTGTGAATTGATAACTGAGACCACATAACGTGGGTCAGTAGGATCCATGCTTAGGTCAGTATATTGCTCAAGAATATTAGAGGTTGCGTTACCACCAATAGTTGGAGCTCCATATACTACAAGAGAGAATCTAGTTACTGATCCTGCAGTTTTTGTTTCTACAGATAGCAGATTTCCCCAAGTACCAGCATTTGCAGCTTTTACTAGGAGAGTGTTTAGGGGGGTTGCAGCACGATCAGTCAATGTTACTTGAGCTTGTGCAGCACCTGTTCCCACTACACGCTTTACGTATAGTTGACGGCCGCCATTAGCGAAAAAGTTATAGGCAGCCCAAGTTGTTGGATAAGCGTCTTCTAGAGCTCCAAAAGTCTTGGTAAAATCTGTCCAAGAATTTAGGAGAACAGGGTTAACTGAAGGTCCCTTTGATAGGGGACCAACAAATGCTCCAATAGCGTTTCCGCTATCTGCAAGAGTTACCGCCTGTGGAAGTTCAACTTCCTGAATGAAAACGCCGGGTCTACTGTATGTAGCCATCCGGTTTTACTCCTTACTATGTTAGGTTGTTTACTGTGGGTTCCGAGTTTATAGACCAACTGGTGTGAAATCTGTAAATTGCTCTTGTAGTGTGATGTTTGGTGGTGTTAGCACTTCGTATAGCTGTACAAGCTGAGCTGGGAGGAACTCCGAGCTAACTTGAACGTTGTAGATATTTCTAAACAAGCGCTTGTCTTGTTCAGTAGTATCTCGTTTTACGAACCCCAGC